AGCGTTTTGGTCTGCGCTATCCCTACGCCTACGGTCAGGTGCGTTTCCTGCTTAATGCGCGCTCGCACAGCGCGGCCATAGTCTTCAAGCGGGTGATTGCGCTGCATGCCGTCCAGGCACATAAACGTTTCGTCGATGGTCTAGATTTCCACGGCCGGCGCCATGCTCTCCAGCGTGCTCATCACGCGGTTGCTCATGTCGGCGTAGAGCGCGTAGTTGGAGCTGAACACCTGCACCTTGTGCCGGCGGAATTCATCCTTCAGCTTGAAGTACGGCGCACCCATGGGGATTTGCAGCGCCTTAGCCTCTGCCGATCGCGCCTATAAAGCTGTGCCAGCGCGCATAACTGACGTAGTCTTGATGTCACGGAACGTCGTAATATGCATCTCGATATACTTATTGGCCGCCCGCAGCGTGTAATGCCAGTTCAAGCTCCCTGATGAAGTCGAGTGTGCTGATGGTGTAGCGGCCGGCAGTGTCGCGTTTCACCGCCTGCCGGAAAGCAATCATGATTTCGTAGTCGCGTGGCATGGTCATTTACCTCCGTGATAAATACTGTATGGATAAACAGTAATATCGATCGGTAGAACTGATCAAGCCGCTGCGGTTGGGTTTTTTGTAAAGCCTTTGGCGGGTAAGGAGATTTAGTTTTAAGTGCCGTCGGCTACTAAATCAATGAGGCCAAAAATTCTTCAGGAATTTACGCAATCTTAACGTTACGCTTTTCCCCACGGACAATGATGAATGAGTAACACAGCAATGCTGCTGCGTTCGAGAGTAGATTGCCCTTGTTTTTCAGCCAGGTATGGCTGGATTTAGCCGCTCGACGAGACAATGCCAAGACCAGGGATGTTTGGCTCGGAACTGATGCCGCCCGAATATCCGTTCGGGCTTTTTTTCACAATGCATCTACAATCTGACTACAATTTATAGCTCAACTAATCATTGAGGTAGCGCTTATGAACCCGTCCCCACTGGCAGTGACATTGCTCAATGTTGTAGTAATCATACTGCTCATTGTGGGCCTCGCGTGGTACAAGCACTGGCTCTAAGAACCCACCCCGTAGCCTGCTCAGATCGGCGCGGTATACCTCTGCCCCGTCGCCGGGGCTTTTTGACTATCCAGTTCCTAAGCTTGAGGTTATGGCGCGAGTCTTCTAAAAAGTGCGGGACTCACACCTGCAACGTTAATAATCACGTAAAATCAATTAGTTATCATTTTATACATATCATATTTTTCCCCAAGATATTTACTTCCTTCAAATGATAAATGCCCCTTGTCGCGGTAATATAATATTCCATCGTCTGAAGCATGACACCTGCCCTTAAAGCATGTTAAATCACTGATCCAAACAACTTTAGTTTCTTCAGAAATGGATTTTAATAGCGCATAGACTTCTCTTTGGAAAACAGGGGAATCATCATAACTGAAATCACATCGTTTACCATTTCCGTTAATCAAAGTGGTTTTCATCAGGCAATAGCCAATATCAATGTTTTTATTCTTTACCGGTGGAGCAATAATAACCGGCGTTTTACCTAAAGATTTTATTTTTTTTATTGTATCTTTAAAATCAGAAAGGAATTTTTCAGACCCAAGCCTTGAAATCCTACCATCCCGAGATAATACATATCCGTTATTTACCAAGCCTTCAAACGGAGAGGCTAACTGGAGCACATTGCGATACTGTAGCCTGTATAAGTTTAACATCAGGGTTGGATGTGATTATTGCAGGGACTACTTGCATAGCATAAGAATCCCCCCAAACAATTATTTCGGGAGCGCTTGAGGTTTTACACCCTGCTTCATTTGTAAATCTTTTTTCGCATACCTCTGAAAGTCCATAGTTACCCCTGAGCCTGTAAACAAGCTCACCGTATAACTTATCACCTTCAAATCTATTCAATAATGAAGTTTTTAACCCAGCAATGGATAAAATACCAACACACACCAAAGAAATAAATGAAAACTTGAGAACTGCCTTCCCTTCGATAAAATGCCCTGACCTGAATGGCTTTTCTATAAATCTGTAACTTAAATATGCTATTGCAAAACTAGCAATAACTACTCCCCCCATTACTAGTGGCGGAGTCTCGCTTACGTAATTATGTCTTACTAACGCCATCAAAGGCTGATGCCATAAATACAGGCTATAACTTATTAATCCAACATTAACCATTATCTTGTTAGATAGAATTTTCCCTGGAAGGTTACTTTCATTGCAGAAACATAAAACTAAAAACGCCCCAAAGACAGTCGGCACCGCATACCTTCCAGGGAACGGTACAGACCTATCTATCCAGAAAAAGGAAATCACAATTAAAAACAAACCAAACAGACCAGCAATCGATGCTATTTTACCAGAGTCCTTTAACTTTTCATTTTCTTTAACCCAACAAACCATTGCCCCCAAAAGCAACTCCCAGGACCTTGATGCAATATTATAGAAATTTAAAGTTGGGTCGGTTATCGA